TGGTAGACACTTGGCAGTTTGTCAGCTCTAAGCAAACCGAGCGCAACGCCATAAGCAACCAAGGACCAGCCACCTGGTCACCTGATGGGAGCTCATGGCCTTGAACTGATGGAGCTCCCTTGAGGAGAGGATTGACTTGATGGATGAGACTGAAAGACAGAGATTGATGGGTGAGCGCTTAGTAGACATGCGTGACTACTTGATTGGCTTTGTAGAGCGTCAATATCGGCTTGAGCTGTGGGACGCTGAAGAAGTCTACTCTGAGACATGCCTATATATGCTAGATCGGGGCCATAAGCTCATAAGGCTAGATCAGGACTTTGACGCGGCGATCATGTCCACCATGAAACGACGCGCTCTAAATCACCTCAGGGGCTCAAAGCACAGAGACAAGCTACAGACCACAGCTCTAAGCCATATCAATGAGCGCTCAACCTTATGGAGTGACAGGCGTAATCAAGAGGATGAGTGGGTCCATGAGATGGACAAAGCTCACCTCATGAGCCTAGCCAAGAGCCCGCTTGAGATTGTGGCCATGAACCACCTGTTGAATCACTCTAATCTTAGGATCAGGGACACAGCTAGAGAGCATGGGATTAACTATAATACCATCCACGCAGGAATGAGACGGATGAGAGCACATCTGAGGGACTACCTAGATGACTAAGACAACAGACTTGAAGGGATTAGCGGCGCGTGAGGCGGGTGACGTTGAGGCTCTTAATAAAGAATCTCAGACCGCTAACGCGCGCGCGCGGGATGCGAGGTGGCCACGCTTCCTAGACATGCTTGAGCGCCTCAAAGATGGCCAGTCAATCCGTGGCGCTTGTGGCTCCTCACGCTTCCCACGCGCCACGCTTTATGAGTGGATGGATGACCCTGAGATCAAGAGCTTGGTTGACCTCGCTCAAGATGAGGGGCTTGGGACTATCGAGGTGGCCATGATGCAAGCGACCTCCCAGAGTGATGACAAGGACTGGCGAGCGCTGTCATGGATGATGGCGCGCCGCTTCCCTCAGGAGTATGGCGATAAGAAGGAGGTGGAGATCACAGCTAAAAAGGCTGATGGTATCCCTGAGGTCATCGCCATGATTGAACAGACTAATGAGATCATCTCAGACGATGATTCATAAAGGGCACTAAAATGACCAATGAAATAATCACACGCCTAAAGTGGGCACCTCATAACCTTATCGCTCACCCTCTCATGGTCTTTCTGCCTACTACTTGGGCAGTCTGGCTACATGATGTGACAATCCCTAAAGGATAAAACCCAACTCCTCCCCCACGCTTCACATGTACACCAGAGGAGCTCCACATGGGGGAGGCGTCAAGCAACCAAGGAATGAAATGACACACCACACACTACAAATCAACCGCCCTATGTTGACACCCGCTTGGACTGAGCAGGATAGGAACAGGGCAACCACACGGATTCACAATCGTTTTCAAGGTCTACTCATCAGCATTATTGAGAGCGCTAGGTGGGGTAATTTCCATGAGACACCTCACCCACTTGAAGCCCACCACCCTCAATGGCCAGATCCTGGTCAGTATTGTGATCTCATCCTTGCAAAGCGTGGCGCTGAGGTGGTGGCGGCGCTTGAGGTCAAGACACGCTACGTCAAGGTTGAGGACATCTCAAAGCCTTATGACATCATGGGTCAAACCTTGGAGAATATGGGCTCACGCCTCCTTGAGCTCCAACAGGCCGCCAAGAGCGCTGACGCTTTGTGGGTGGTGGCTTTGGGGATCTATCGAGCGCCACCACAGAGCACTACTCTCCACCACTCACAGCCCTTCAGCGTGTTCATGGTGTGGGGAAGGGACGTGGGAGGAATGCACACCCCTATGGGACGCGGCTATTGGTCCTCACTTGGTGAGCTCGACCGCGCCATGAGTGACATGGTGAACCCATATGACTTCTTCAGCGTGGTGAGCTTACCTAAGAAGGTCAGCCAAGCTCAGCCTGTCACCCCTCCTCAGCCCGCTTCACCTCCTCAGGTGGACATGACGAGCGGCCAACTTATCGAGCTCATCAGGACATCAGGGCTCACCAAAGCTCAGAAGGTTGTGATCAACTGTGTGCTTGAGTGGCCCTATGAGCCAACCACCTTTGTCAGTCAGGTTAATTCTTGGCTTGAGGAGGGTGTGGGCATGACCAAAGCCAGAAGCGCCCTGAGGGAGCTGACAGAGCTTGGGGTGATAAGGGGCTACACCAAGCGAGCGCATAAGCTAAAGCTCAGGATCAACCAGGCCGAGCTAGTTAAGTTAATTGAACAGAGCTAGGAGCTCCCATGAGTGAGGAAGGTAAGGATTTTATCCTCAATGATCTACAACGTGAGATCATCAGAGGGATCAGGCGTAAAGATAAGATCATCGCGGCGCGCTGTGGATGGGGCTCAGGCAAGACGAGCTCCTTGATCTTCGCGCTGTGGTTTGTTGCCAAGGTGCGCCCTGGTACCACCTCCCTCCTCATCACAGACACCACGCCACGCTATAACTCTGTGCTCATGCCTGAGATTGAGAAGTGGCTAGCGCCAAGAGGGTGGACGTACAACCACACCCTCCACAAATGGACTGACAACCACACAGGCTCAGCGGTCCTCTGTCGCTCCTACTATCGACCAGGGACGCGTGACGCCTCACACAACCCACTTGAGGGGATCAACGTCACCTCAGGCGTGGCGCTCATAGATGAGTGCCAAACCCTTGGCGCTGAGGTGGCTCATAAAGCTTTGGGGCGCTTGAGGTCAGGGCCAACACCCACCCTCATCTTGGTGGGCTTGCCTGTGGCTGATGCGTGGTGGTGTCAAATGGCTGAGGCGGCGGGCGTTCACCCTCTCCTCTTCACCTCCTATGTGAATCAAGACAACCTCAGCTCAGAGTGGTTTGAGGCCACCAAGCTTCTACCTGAAGATGAGCGTGAGGCTATGGTGATGAATAAGCCTAAGCCCCCATCAGGCTTGGTCTATCAAGAGTTTGACAGCGCTCGACATGTCATCGATGACTTCACCTACCGTGAGGAGATGACGGCGCGGGTGGCTATAGACTGGGGCTTCCGTAAGCCTAGCGTCCTGATCATTGTGTTTGATGAGGAGCGTGAGGCGTCAGTCATAGTCCATGAGATCAATCCACAGGAGGTCACCATAGCTCAACTGTGTGAGATGATCTTGAGGGTGGCGTGGCCTCGCTCAGAGAAAGCCTCAGCCCCTGGGCCACGGATATGGCTGGATAGTGGTGTGGCTGACAAGGCGGGGAAGGCTAGGTCTGACCACACAGGGCGCTCAGCCTTTCGTGAGATGTCAAAGGAGGTGGGAGCAGGTGGCCTTGGTATGACGCTAAGACACACTTCAGACCCTGTGAGGGTGGACATCCTCAATGGTGTTCAACGCCTCAAGCGCGCTTTAGCTCGCAACCGCTACCTCATCACTAAGGAGGTCTGGGACAAAGGCGAGCGCGCCATAGGTAACAGCCTCAGGAAGGCGCTCCTCAGCTATGCGTGGGATTCTAAAGAGCAACCTAAGAAGGACGGACGTGAGGACCCTCTTGATGCCCTGCGTTATGATTGCATCTTCCACTATTGGGCTGACGCTGTTCAACGCTCAGCGTATACTCCTAGACGCCGACCCAATAGAGACAGGAACGTTGGCATCTCAACCAATTCAAGGAGCTTCTAATGGCTGACCCCACCCTCACACCCAACCTCATTGAGAAGGTATTAGACCCCTCTAACCTTGTGGCTGTTGTTACTGTGGGCCTCATGTATATGCTGTGGCAGTTCACCAACAAGCGCTTTGACCTTGAGCGCCAAGAGCAGGAGGACATCATTGGGAGATTGGATGACTACCATGATGAGCTCCTCAAGCTTGAGGGCCAGATTGAGGCTCTTAGAAAGCAGATCAATGATTAGCTATCCCTATCTCAGCCATGAGGACATCATTGGGGATCATCAGCTTGACAGGGTTGACCTCACAACTGATGAGCCCATCACCTCAGCCGTTGACCACCCATCTCATTACCACGCTCAGAGTGGAGTAGAGGTGATTGATGCTGTGGAGGCTTGGGGCCTTGGCTTCTGTCTAGGTAATGTCATCAAGTATGTGGCGAGGGCTGGTCATAAGGGTGAGGCGCGTGAGGATCTACAGAAGGCGCTGTGGTACCTGACTAGGGAGCTCAGCCGCTATGAGGATAAATAGGAAGTGACTTCCTAATTGGAGAAATATATTTACTGTCTCAGGTGTTTCACTTGGGTAGAGGCTGACAAGCCCCACCTCTACATGGGGCGCTACAAGGCCACATGCACAGATAAGGGTGAGCTTGACTTGAGCGTCTTTAAAGCTCAGGGTGCATGGCCTCAGACAAGGCTTGACAACTCAGCGCTTTATGCTGACACTAAAGCTGACGTGATGGAGAAGCTT